CTCAATCGAAGGTAAATCCTCTCTTGACATTGTATTAGTAACCTGTGTACTTTGGGATTTCTCTCCCAAACTTATTTATTGTTTTCTTTACGCTCACTCTTTAGAAGTTTTGCTAGTTCTGCAGTTGAACCAACAAATAGAGCATTAGTCACGTTAGATGGACCACGAGATTGCTTTTCTTCTTCAACATCTTTAAGTTTCTTCTGCAAGTCCATTAACTTGTCAGTTGCATCGGCAACATTTTTAATTAGTTGACCAGCAACTTCATATGCTCTTGGCATCTCACTTTCTTGTGCTAGTTCAAGAATACCATTAATTGCTTCTTGACCTTTTTCAATAATACTGTAGAGATTTCCTCTGGTGTAATCATAATCTTTTTTGATATCGTCAGAGGTTTCTTTTATTTTTTGAATTTTTTCATTCACGACCTCAGGTTGTACAATGTCTCCTGCGACATTGAACTCGTCATTTAAAGTGTCAAATTTACTACTCATTTTTATGAAATCGTACCACTAAATCCGAAGTCGTCTCCTTCTTCGATCAATGCATTATCCGCAGCATTGATAATATGAACAGGTGCTCCTCTGACATGCTCTGCAACTGTAGATCCATCTTGACCTCTAAGAACAGTGAGTTTGTTATCTGAGATAGACTTGATAAAGAGTTCTTCACCATCAACATCAATGTAAGTCTTAGCAGTCAAACCGCTTGCATCTTCGACTTCAAAAGTTTTTGTAGTTTTGGAGATGTCCACAGAAAGTGTGGTTGCAGCATCACCTGTGTAATTTTTGACTGCTCTTGGTACAACAGAGTATGTAATTTCTCTTGTCGTATTGGTGGTATCTGTGCCAGAAAGATATCCAACAGTTGCTTTTTTGATGATATCTTTGGTTGCAGTTGTAACAGGACCAAATAGATATGTTTTTGCTGTAAATCTTAGAGTATAAAGAAGAACTCTTCTTGTTGTGTAATCACCTTCATAATCATCTTGCATTGTGATATTTTCCAATATAATAGGAATATCACGTTTTTCTTGAATTGACTCAACCAACTCTACACTTAAATTGTATGCAGGTTGAAAGTATGGCAAAATTTGCTCCACGATTTGAAGAGCATCATCATTCAATTTAGTCATGATGCTCAGTTCAAACTGCATATTGTAAGGAACTGGCATGAAAACCTTTTTGGATTCAGATCCGTTATCTGGATCCTTGACAGTGTACTGTTGAGTTGTGCTTACTTTTCTAGTTGAATCATAAGTCAATCCAGTAAACTCGAATGACATTCTTGGCAATGTCATTGCTGTTGATTTGCTTAAATCTGGTGACTGCTCAAGTCTTGCTAAAAACTTTTGCGTTGGTCCATAAGCCAAAGGGACTCTAACAACAGACACAACATTGTCTGAAGAATTTGTTTGCTTAATGGTAATAGAGTTAAAGAGAGTACCAAATGATATGATGGTTCTTCTCAATATCTCGTTATAAAAGTATTCAAACATTTCCGAATCCCTAAGATATTATTTGGTATAATAAGAACTATTTAGGGAATGCCAAATGGATTCTGTTCGGAGAAATCAAGAATAGAATCTGCTTCTGTTTCTATGTCCAAGTTATCCGCAAATCCATCATCCTCTGGATCCAGATCTACCTTTCTCAATCCATGAGTTGCACCAGATGTTGATCCAACAATATTCTCACCTAAAGTGAATGTTCCATCTACATTATAGACTTCAAGAATGCTGGCAGTAGAGTTCCAAACTTTAACTCTTGCTGTGGTTCCACTAGAAGATCCAGTTACAATTTCATTGAATACAAAATCTCCAGAGGAATTAAGATTTGGATCAGAAATCGTGACTTCTGGTTCGATTACATATCCAAATCCAGCATTTAAAATATTGATGTGACTAATGGTTCCAGCAGAACTTACAGTTGATATACCAGTTGCTGTTGATATACCTGGGAAATCAGTATAGTTTTTATCTCCAACGGTATTAGATATTGAGACTACTGGTGGTGTTAAATATCCACCACCACCAAATGTGACTGCGATACCTGTAACAACACCACAGTTTGGTCTACCAAATTCAAATACAGAAGTTGCTATACCAACATTAGTAGCAGAAGCAGACATTGTTAATGTTCCAGATCCAATAGAAGAAACAAAAGTTTCTGCTGGAATAAAGTTATAGGAATCACTATAACCAACACCAAGTCTTACTCTATCCCCAACGATAATATTTGTGGTAGTAATACCTGTAATGACACTAGATCCAATACCAACTGTGCCCTCTGTTTTAATTGAAGTGGATCTAAAGGTTGCAAATCCAAGTGCTCTAAAGTTTTCATCTGCTCCACCAGGACTTGCAATACTAACTGTTGGTGCGGTGAGATAACCGAATCCACTATTGCCAATACTAATTGTATTGACTGTTCCGGCAGCTGAAACAGTGACAGTAGCAGTTGCTTGAACAGGTGATGGATTTCCAGTGAAAGATATCGTTGGAGTTACCGTATATCCTAATCCAATTGTTGCTCCAGTTCCAACACACCAAGAATCTGTAGTGCTGTTAAATCCAACAGCAGTGACGATACCTGTTATAGGATCAATAGTTGCAATACCAACTGCTGTTACAAGAGGAGTTACTGTTCCAATTCCAGTTCCTATCGTAACTGTAGGTGCTGTTGTATATGCTCTACCCGTTGTTGAAAATGCCACAGAACTTGAATCAATACTGCTTCCGGCAAGTCCGACTGTTGCTGCAGCTGTGCTTGTTCCAGGATGAGAAATAGTTACTGTTGGAGCACTAGTGTAGAATTTACCTCCGGTAGTAATTGCAAGAGTTTCTACAGTTCCTCCAGTTTGTGCTAATTCATCCAAAGTTGCGGTTGCTTCTGAAGCATTTCCTGTGCCCGTAGGTAATGCAAAAGTAACTGTTGGTGCTGTTCTATAGAATACTCCACCCGTTGTTCCTCCTGGGAACAAGAATGCCGAAGCACCGATACTTATAGTTGCAGATACAACACTAACACCACCACCAACAATAGGAGAGTCTAAGGTTGCAGTTGCAGCAGCTCCAACATGTTTTGGTGCAGAGAATGTCACTGTTGGTGAGGTTGCGTATCCAGCACCAGGTGTGGTTAAAGTTACTATACCAACACCACCTGTTGTTGAAATTCCTACTGTTGCAATTGCCCCAGATCCAGTGTTAGAAATAAATTTAACACCAGGTAAATTAGTATATCCACTACCAGAATTTAAAATTTGAACTTGCTGAACAGATTGTGCTTTTGGATTTGCATTTTGATTGTTTAAAATAATTCCACCAATCATTGATGCAGTCGCAATACCAGTAACTCCTCCATCTGGAGCAGAAGATATTGCTACCCTAGGTGGAGTAAGATATCCACCACCTCTGTTTGTTACTGCAATAAACCTAATACCACCATTAACTATTCCACTAGTCGCAGTAGCAGTTGATCCTGTTCCAATTAGAGTAAGAGTTTGTGAGTGTCCGACAAGTGTAGAGATTCCATCTTCAGACTGTCCATCAGATTCTCCACCAGTGAGAACATCATCGATCTCTTCAATACCAGTGTCAATAACTTCATCACCGATACGATAAAGTTCACATCTTAGTTCATAAACATAGTTTTTTTGTAACTGATAAAATGGTTTTTCATGCTCTACAAATTTAATTTCAAAAAGTCTATCACCAAGAGGAAAATAAAGAAGATCACCTTCCTTTGGTCTGGTTGAAAGTTTAATGTTCTCTTCGTTTTTAATCAAAGGAGAAATATAATTTTCAAACCTTTCCTTTGAAATAACAAGAGTTATTTCATTCGTTGCTTGTATTCCAAATTTTGAAAGTATTGTTGTATTATCTCCATATCCTTCGTAGTTTTCTACATAAGCTTCAATTGGATATGCATCATCAAATTTAGA